GCCAAGAAAATGCAGTTTCGTTAGCCGCCGGAGCTTTTGCCATGCCAGACGACATCGCCCGCCGGCAGCCGGCCGCCGCGGCGGTCGTCGAGTGGCTGATCTCCGGAGTCAGCGAGGCCGAAGTCGTCGAATCGCTGCGGGCAAAGTATCCAGACGCGGACGCCGGCGCGACGCTCGCAGCCGTCCGCGATCACCTCGCCCGCGAGGGCACGCCCGACGCAGACGCTCTTCGCGGTTGGGTGCTCCTTGCCTACCGCGAGCTTTACCGGCGACTCCTCGACAACGACGACTTCGAGGGCGCACGCAAGGTCGTCAAGAACATTGCCGAGGCGGCAGGGCTATGACGCTTTTCGGAGGCGACGGCAAAAAGCGGCGCGGTGACGACGCGAAGGCTAATCGGGACGCCAGCCGATACGACGACATCAAGGCCCGCAGCGGCGACCGGGCTCGGCGTGTTTCCGCTGCCGGCCGCGACATCGGCAAGCCGCCGGCTGTCGGTGACCAGACCCGCCGCGACGGCACTCGCTCAGACTTTCAGGCTTTCTGCGAGGCTTACGCTCCGGAATCATTTCCGCTGAAGTGGTCGCCCGATCACATCACCGCGATTTCCAAAATCGAGGGCGCTGTGCTTCGCGGCGAGCTGTTTGCGTTTGCCATGCCGCGCGGCTCCGGCAAGACCACGCTGTGTGAGTGGGCATCGATTTGGGCTGTCTTGCACGGGCATCGGCAGTTCATCGTCATTGTCGGCTCCGACCAAGCGATTGCCGAGCAGATGCTTGACAGCATCAAGTCGCACCTCGAGCAGAACGATCTCTTGGCGGCGGATTTTCCGGAGGCGACGTTTCCGATCCGCGCTCTCGAGGGCATCAACAAGCGGGCACGCGGCCAGACCATCGACGGCAAGCCAACGAAGATCGAGTGGGGTTCCGATCAGATCACGCTCGCCACCGTCCCCGGCGGGGCGTCATCCGGTGCCGCCGTCCGCGTGGCCGGCATCACCGGCCGCATCCGAGGGCTCCGGCACACCCGCCCCGACGGCAGGACCATTCGCCCCGACCTCGTGCTGATCGACGATCCGCAGACCGACGAATCGGCCGCGAGCCCCTCGCAGTGTGCCACCCGCGAGCGGACGCTGTCTGGGGCGATCCTCGGCCTCGCCGGCCCCGGCAAGCGCATCGCCGGGCTCTGCACCGTCACCGTCATCCGCACCGACGACCTGGCCGACCGGCTCCTCGACCGACAGAAGCACCCGTCGTGGCAGGGCGAGCGGACGAAGTTGGTCTACGAGTGGCCAGACGCCGAAGACGATTGGAGCCAGTACGCCGAGCTGCGCCGTGAAGGCCAGCGGGACGGCACCGGCACCGGCGCGGCCGACGACTACTACCGGCAGCGGCAAGCCGCGATGGACAAGGGAAGCCGGGTGGCGTGGCCAGAACGGAAAGCCCCGGACGAACTGTCGGCGATCCAACACGCCTGGAATCTCCGGATCGATCGCGGCGAAGCGGCGTTCAACGCCGAGTTTCAGAACAGCCCGCTCGCCGACGACATCACCACCGACAAGCTCGACAAGCGGCAGCTACCGCTGAGAGCGACGAACATCGCCCGCGGGATCGTGCCGGCTGGCCACACGAAGCTCACCGCGTTCGTGGACGTGCAGGACCGGCTTTTGTACTGGCTGGTCGCGTCGTGGTCGGAGTCGTTCGGCGGGCACGTCGTCGCCTACGGGGCACACCCGGATCAAGGCTCGTCGTTCTTCGAGGCCGGATCGGCTCGCAAGACGTTGGCTCTCGCATCGCCAGGGGCAGGCTTTGAGGCGGCGCTACGTGCCGGCCTGGACGAGACGGCGCGGCTCTTGCTGGCCCGAGACTGGCAGCGGGAAGACGGCGTGCCGATGCGGATCTCGCAACTCATGGTGGACGCGAACTGGGGGCAATCGACGGCAGTCGTGAGGAACTTCGCCCGGTCGTCTCCGTTCGCGGCACAGATCCTGCCGAGCCGCGGCAAGGGTGTCGGGGCATCGGGGACGCCGATGGGGCCGCGAAAGAATCGCGGCGATCGGGCTGGGCTGAACTGGCTTGTCGGCAAGACCGCCGAGGGCACGCAGATCGAAGCCGCCTACGATACGAACTTCTGGAAGACGTTCGTCTCGGGCCGCCTGCGGCTCGGGCTCGGCGATCCGGAAGCGATCATGCTGCACGCCGGCAATCACGAGATGCTGATTGAGCACCTCGTCGCCGAGTTCCCGGTACGTGTCGAGGCCCGCGGCCGGAGCGTGGACGAGTGGAAGTCGGTTGCCCGCGAGAATCACTGGTGGGACTGTCTCGTCGGGTGCGCCGTTGCGGCGTCGATCACCGGCCTCGAGCCGGCCGCCAGCGAGGGCGGATTCCGGAAGCGGAAGAAGGTCAGCATCCCCGCCGGCCCTGACGGCAAGCGGGTGATCGTGACGCGACGCCACAAGGCGTAGCCACACCCCCTCTCGATCCGTTGCCGTCTCCGCGACTTTGGAGGCATGAGCGACGAACTTGCCAGCAAGATCGACACGGTGGCGCAGGGGCCGGCGTCTGTCCGCACCGACGCGGGCGAAGTCACGGCGCAATCGATCCCCGACATGATCGAGGCCGACAAGTACCTCGCCGGTCGGAACGCCACGGCTGCCGGCAACGCGCACCGCGGGCTCCGGTTCAACAAGATCATTCCTCCGGGGACGACTTGAATGGGGCTTGCCAACCTCATCCGAACCGGCCGCTGGTCGCCTCCGAAGAAGGCGATCCAGGTTGTCCGTCCGCTCGCACGGGCGCGGTTCGACGCCGCGCAGACGAGCGACGACAGCCGGCATTGGGCGAACGCCGACGCACTCTCGGCGAACGCTGCTCTTTCGCCCGAAGTGCGGCGAATCATCCGCAATCGAGCCCGGTACGAGCGGGCCAACAACAGCTACATCCACGGAATCTGCGTCACGAAGAGTAACGACCTCATCGGCACCGGGCCGCGAATCCAACTCGACACCGGCAACGCCGATTCCGACCGTGCGATCGGCCGGGCGTTTTTTGATTGGTCGTGGTCCGTCCGCCTGGCCGACAAGCTTCGCACGTCCACTGAGGCCCGCGTTCTCGACGGCGAAGCGTTCTGCATGTTCTTCACGAATCCCCGGCTCGACTTGCGGGGCGTGCAGCTCGACCTTCGGCTGATCGAGGCCGACCAAGTCGCCTCGCCGGCCTACGACTATCAGCAGACAATCTCGCCCGACGGCTCGCTCGTGGACGGTGTCGAACTGGACCGGCACGGCAACGTGATCGCGTACCACGTTCTCACGTCGCATCCCGGCAGCAACTACCTCATCGGGATCAACGAGTACGACACGATCGCCGCCGAGAACATGCTGCACTGGTTCCGGCCGACACGGCCGGGCCAACACCGCGGGCTTTCGGAACTGACGCCGTGCCTGCGGTTGACCGCGAACATGCGGCGCTACACCGAAGCGGTGATCCGCGCCGCGGAGATCGCCGCCGACCTTGCCGCGTTCGTCCACAGCAACTCGCCCGCCGCCCAGGTGGACGAGGTGGACGCCTTCGCGGCGATTGAGATCGAGAAGGGCACGCTCACGACGCTGCCAGAGGGTTGGGATATCTCCCAACTCAAGGCGGAACAGCCCACCAACACGCACCAAGCATTCACGCGAACGATCCTCAGCGAGATCGCTCGGGGCGTCAATTTGCCGTATTACAAGGCCGCCTTCGACGCCTCGTCTTACAACTACTCCTCGGCCCGCCTGGACGGCCAGCTTCACGAGCAAAACGTCCGCGTCGAGCGGGACGAACTCGAGCGGGCGTGGCTCGACCGCATCTTCCGCGAGTGGCTCGACGAAGCCCTTCTCGTCCCCGGCATGATCCCCGCCGGCCTGCCGCCGGCGTCCGAATGGAATTGGGCGTGGGTGTGGGACGGCCGCGAAGGCGTCGATCCCAACAAGGAAGCCAACGCCACCGAGACGAAGCTGGCAACGCTCACGACGAGCCTCGCCGCCGAGTACGCCCGCCAGGGCAAGCAATGGGATGTCGAGCTTCGGCAGATCGCTGCCGAGCGGCAGCTCATGGCGGAACTGAATCTGTCGATCGGCAACCGGCCGTCGCAGGTCGTCGTACCCCAGGCGGAAGCCGTGGCCGCTGCCGGCGAGCCGGGCGTGATCGCCGCCGAGTCGTACAAGCCGACCGCCGAGATGGCCGACGAGGCCGAACGTGGCCTCGCTTGGCGTCGTGAGTTCGGCCGCGGCGGCACTGAGATCGGCGTGGCCCGTGCCCGCGACATCGCCAACGGTCGGCCGCTGTCGCTCGACACCGTCAAGCGGATGGCGAGTTACTTCGCCCGGCACGAAGTGGACAAGCAGGGCGAAGGCTGGAGCCCCGGCGAGGACGGCTATCCGTCCGCCGGCCGTATTGCCTGGGCGCTATGGGGCGGCGATCCCGGCCGCACGTTTGCCAATTCGATCACCGAGGAGGCCAACGCATGAGCGGACTGACGCTTCGTGCCGATGTGCGATTCCTGACCGCCGACGCTTACGGCGAGGCTGAAAGTCTATCGACGCCGCGGATTCCGCGGTTCTCGATGGTGGGCTACACCGGCGGCA